CCTTTTGTAACGATCTTTAATACCCTTAAAACAACGAGTTGTCATAAGAACATCACCGGCAGCAGAATGCTGTGCAAAAAGAACGGCATTTATTTTAGAAACCTCAATCGTTGTTTTTGGTTTTCCCGACGAACATACCTCGTGAAGCAATTCGTTAATATCTGATATTCCGCTCAGCCACTCTTTTCCCCGTACCACCCCTCGTCTGGACATCTCTTTTCGAGACACTTCGGTCTTCGCAACTGCTATCATTGCTGTCGCTATATCTTCCGGCTTACATTTTTTAGCCTCGACAAAACTCGATCCATGCTCCGTTTCAACCGGCACAAAAGCTGGCTCCTCGCATGGCACAAGTATGCCCACATCCTTCACCAACTCTGTATGACTGGTCGAGGCGGAGGCTATAACAGGCACACCGCAAAGCATCGCCTCAAGAGGTGTCCATGACAAGCCTTCCTGGATCGTACAATTAACCAAGCAATCAAAACAGTTGTAAAGAGAAGGCATATCGCCAAGTTTATAGACAGAACCCGCATGCGCTTTTTTTAAGATATCACCCTCTTTAGCACCGCAGTCTTTTGCGTACCGTCCCAAGTTAAATATCCCCACTTGAAAATCAGTGTGCATAAAAAGTCTGATGTTCGGATTGGATTTCTTAGCGATAGAAAAAGCCTTTATCAGTCCCTGGGGATCTTTTCTGAACTGATTGTGACCAATAAAACCAAATAAAATCGCATCATCTGGAACGGTGGGAAATATTCGCTTTCGTATTTCGGCCTTCTTTTGATCCTCAAAAGGAACCCAAATGTCGGAAACGTGTAATTCGGGTCTAAAATAACGGATATTCGGAACATGGGGTTTTAATAACGCCTCGCCATATTTTGAGTAAACGCATGGATAATCGACCATGTTTATCCACTCAACCCAATCGCTTCTAATCTCCTGAAGATCATACGGAAATATTGCAACAAAGTTTACATTTCTTTTGTTACAAACATCCGCAATCTGCTTCATGGCTGTTCTAAAAAACCATATATCAAGCCCTACCATAACCAGGGCATCAATGTCTGTTTTATTAAGAATGTGAAGGAGCGATCCTGTAACATCGCTACCTTCCGGCTGGATTAACAATGAGAAAGGAAGTGGCTGAAACAATAATGGAAGGGGATCTACGAATAAAGACTCCGAAACGAAACAAGATGCTTGAAAAGCATCTGCATCTATCTCGGACAAAATACCAAGAAGCATTCCCGAATTGCCACTCGAAGCAAACGGATGCTCCCCGACAAATAAAATTTTTTTCATTCTGCACCTTCGATTAGAGTCCTATCTGTTATCCTCTCCAAGAATCGCTACGTCTACGCCAGAAAATCGTCTTGGCTTAATTGATTCAACAACATAATACTCGCCTGATACTGGCTGATAACGATCCAACACTTGGATACCATAAGAACTCGGGATATAAAGCTCTTCTTTATGAATCCCAATTAACCCCAACTGCTCTTCAGTTTCGAGGTCTCCGCTAAAAAGCGGTTCAGTTAACAACCCATAAGCAACCGGTCTTTCACCGCTGAAAATGGACGCCTTCTGATATGTTTGAGAACTCCTCGTCTCAGAAGGTCTTAAAAGCTCGCCGGAAACATTGCACTTGTAAAACACGCTGTCATAATACGCGACAGCACCCTCAATAATCACCGGGGTTTTGTTCATAAGCAAATATCGCTCATCGATTATGCCTATCTCAAAAACGTCACCGGGGATCAGGTCGGTATCATAGGACACCATTGCCTCAAGGAAAAACTCTCTAATAAAAGGCTTGGTAACTTGAGAATTGGTATCATAATCAACATATTCGTCTTCATCTATGTTCCCAGAATCTCGTATGATGATTATAGTAGGACCAATATCCTCAAGGGCTTCTTTTATATCTTCACCAACGGTCATGGGGTCCCATCAGGGTTTTACGATTACTTCTTGTTCAGCATCGTAAGTTATATCCTTGCCCAAGGGATCATATGCAAATCCAGCGTCAATCTTTGAACCGAATAGCTTGTACGGATCAACTCCTGCGAACTCATCCGGATTTTCATCCACGATCTTCTCAAAAGCCTTATCCATATAATCAATAAGCTTGAAATAATGATCAAACTTTTGATTAAGAGAGATCGCTTTGATCTTATATTTTTTCGCCGTCTGGGTTGCAAGATAAAAAAATAAATGCCGCTTCCCTCGCTCCAGCATCCAGTGAATCTTAAAATTCCCACTCACAGGTAAAGACCAAGTTTCTCTGCTGGCTGCATCGGCAGCGTTCTCATAATCCGCAGGGTTAGTCAAGGCAGCTATCGAAACCTCTGCTATGAGCTGATCTATAAATTCTATCCGGGTCATTTCTTTCTTACTCCTGCCTTCTTTGCGGCCTCCAAAGCTCTTTTCAGGTCACCGACTTGATCCTCCAGAAAAGTAATTTTTTCCACCTGCTCCTCATACTTTTTCGTCAGATCCTTAACCTGTTTTTCCTCTGCCTTCAAGTCTTTTTTCAGATCCGCATTCTCTTTAAAGAGCTTCTGGAACTCCTCCTCGCGCTTCACCAACTCGTTTTCAGCTTCGGCCTTCTCGGCCTCGGCTTTAGCTCTCGCTGTTTCAACTTCACGGATCCTGGCCTCTTCCTCCTCAACATCCGCCTTGGTCATAAGCACCTTTATTACCGCAGACTCATTATTAAGATGTGCTTTGATCTCAGCTGCAACGACAGGAGGAAAGGGACCGTCTTTACGATCAAAAACAGTCCCTTTTAACCACATATCTGACCCCGCCTTTAGCGTTTCCAACAATTCAATCTTTTCGATTTCCATCGATTATCTCCTTTATCTTTTTTTATTTATCCTATAATAGGTTCAAGTTCTACCACCAGGACAACGTTAGATATTTCTACGTCCGGAGAAGACGTTCGAGCTACATCCAAGTCATATGTCAGCATATCACCATCAGTGACGGTGTTCGCATCCATATCAACCGCTGCTTGAACAATCCCTGGATCTCCTGTTACTCTGGTAGTTTTTTGTTGGCTGGCCTCACCGCTCGTATATCCAATAGCCGGGCGTGTACTCAGGCATGATGTCCCATTAATATACACTTCACCAGTTACCTGGAGGGAATTATCATCATCCTGACCACCGGCTCCGACACTCATCCAGACACCAGACACCCTTGCCCCTCGCGGTGCCGCACCAACAGGGGCGCTCTTTACACCGACCGTGCATTCTCCGGAGAAGATTGCCTGCATCGGCACTATTGCGTCCCTGGCAATTTGTTTGAAAAACGCCACGGAAGGGTATGGCCCCGTCATTCCTTTCATGATGTCACCTCCTTTTCCCTTCCGTTGTTACGCGACTGTTAGAACGTATGTCGCATCTCGTTGATACAAGATCGGCAGTCCTTTATCCTGGACACGAATCCAAATCCCTTCGGGATCCCATTCCTCGTGCCTGTCGGTCTTGATTCCATAATGGCGATCAAGCGCAAAAGGAGCCTGCTTGTATTCAGCGATATTCTGGTTATCGACCTTTGAAGCGAGCATAGTGAACTTGGTGTCCGGAATGAAATAGGACGTCTGGCTCACATAATCCTCACCAGCCTTGAAACTCGCTGTCGGAGCTGTTGAAACTGTAACTGTTCCAGCTTCAACATCAATACTGGCAATCGTCTCGTCTTCATAAGTGGCGGCAGACACATCATGGAACCGGAGCGTTTCACCTGCTTCGAAATCCGCCGGGTTATCCACAGGAATCGCCTCGGTGGTTCCACCGGTTACGGCCCCTGTTATGTAAGCCCTCACTTCAAACTGCTCATCGTAAATAACCAGGTTGTTGATATCAAGCAAAGCACCCAAAACCTTCGGGTTCACACCGACAATCTTGTTCTTGGCACCCTTAAACAGGTCCCCGGATCCAAATGCGCTCTTTTGCAAAAGCGTCAAAAGTTCGGGATCTCTGGCAAGGTACTTCAAAACGGTTGAATTACACAGAGCAATGTCCACCTCTCCGCCGCAATCTTCCTTGACCTGTTTCTTGCCGTCAATGATATTTCCAATGATGTCCCTGGAAGTACCATCACTCCACTTGTAGGCTGCTGCCAGCGTTACCAAGTGTGCCGAAGGTAACTTATAGTCAACAGCAATCTTCGTGCCGGTTCTCTCAGCATATGTGAAAGTCCCGGTAAAGAGCATTTTGGTAAACATCCACTCTTTACGACGATTAGACCTGTTTGTTAATCCGGCCAATTCACGGGCAAGCCTTGCCTGGGCATCCAGGTATTCGCTTTCGGTACCCTCTTTGCGAAGATTGTTCAGAAACTCCTCGTCAAAGTACATCTTTTCTTTCCAGTAAGCAGCTTCCGCTGAATGCACGGCTACCCCAAAGGGTGCTGTTACCGGCGCAGGAGCCCCAGGCGGAACAAAGGGTGTCATGCCCCTTCCACCTCTCTGGCTTTCCCACTTAATAGTACTCGACGGAGAAACCGAATCCGAAAACAAATTCATCAGGATCAACGACGGAGGCGCCATGAATGTCGTTACAAAATTCTGTAATACATCCAGCCTCAAATCGGGTATATCTCCTAAACCTCGTGGCATAACGATTCACCTCCTTTCCTTATTTCAGTTCGGTATATTGACCAAAACTGCTTGAACCCAGATCCGCAATGGCCGCATCGTCAAAATTGGTCAACATGCCCGTGTAAAGCATGGCATTGCCGAGGATAAGCGTAGCAAGTGCGCCCTGAGCGTCAGCTCCCTCACCGGTATCCACAGATTTCTCCAGAATACCGACGCTGGTATCGCCGCCCTGAACCGCAAGATACGCAAACCTCGCCGTGGTAAAGCTGGTACCACTCGCTGCAACAGTGACGGTAATTTTCGCCATATGCGAGTATGTCGTCCGGTCAATCGCGGTAATTGCACCCAGCTGCTCCAGTGTGGTGACGTTATCGTTGATGTAAACATCATCGTCGACCGCAAACTTATACGAGTCGGCTATGGTTACATACAGGTCGTTTGTGGCCCCGCCGGTGCTTTGAACCAAGAAAGCCCTTGCAGGCGCGATCTCGGCCCCGGTATTCGCCGATGGATCATACGGCATCAGCTTGCCAATACTGCCGGCAGCGGAACCGTTTTTCGCCATGGCCGTGCCCATCTTTAAAACTCCGTAACCGGCCATGATCGAAATCTGAGCTTTTCGAGCTGCCGCAGGATCGGAGTAATAAAGTCGCCTATAATCCTCCTGGCCGCCGTAAATAATACTTGGAGTATCACGTCCCATTGGTATTCACCTCCTTTCCTTTTTTTTATGCGGCCTGTTGCTCTTCCTGGCCGGCTAATCTCAGAAGCTTTCCAGAACGAGTCTTGTTGTCCTTCTCAAGCTCCTCTTTCTTCTTAGCCTCCGAATCAATCTCCCGCTGAGAACCCGTGCCTCCCAGGACGTCCGTGGCTGAACTTTCATCCACTTCCCAGTCCTTGATCTCGGCAGCGACGGCCTCTGAGAATTTTTTCCTATCAAGCAATCCGTTTTCACCAAGATGAGCCTTGGCTTTAACGTGCTGCTTAATCTTTTCAAACCGCTTGGGCGGAAGATCGCTGGCCTCTAACTGCGCCTGCCAGATTGCATCAGCCGCGTTATTCTGCTCACGCTGCTCACGCTTGGCATCCGTCTTTTCCAGCTTGGCAACACGTTCAGCCATGCCTTTATTGTCGACTGTCAAGGTGTCAATCTCGGCCTGGAGCTTATCACGCTCCTTTTTAAAACCGTCACGCTCTTCCTGAAACTTCTTTTCGGAATCCGCTGTTGCTGCATCCTGAATTTCCTTGAGCAAATCAGGCGCTTCTTCCGTAAGTTTCTGTAGGGTCAAT